TGAAAGCGTACAGTGATAGTAATTTTGATGATAGTTTTATAACTACATTACCAATACAAGCAGACTGTAGTAACTCTGGGTTACAGCACTATTCAGCAATGATGAGAGATGAAGTAGGTGGTAGTGCAACTAATTTAGTACCATCTAATAAACCAAGTGATGTTTATAATTTAGTAGCACAAGAAGTTACTAGGAAGTTAGAAAACAAAACTGATGATATGGCTAAGAAATGGTTAGCTTATGGAATAGATAGAAAAATCTGTAAGAAACCTGTGATGTGTTTACCTTATTCATTAACAAGGTATTCATGTAGACAATACTTAGAAGACCATGTCAGTAAAGAGTTTGTAGAAAGAGGTACTAAACATAGTTTTGGAGAAGACTTGTTTAAATCTACTGCATACTTAACACCTATTGTATGGGAAAGTATTAATGATGTAGTTGTTAAAGCTAGAGATATTATGGATTTCTTAAAATCTATAGCAAGACTAGTTGCATCAGAAAACTTACCTGTATGTTGGTCTACTCCTTTAAACTTTCCAGTACAGATGATGTGTTACAAAAAGGAAAGTAAAAGAGTTAAAACTAAAATGGGAGATAGCATTGTTAAGTTATCAGTTGCATCAGAAACTAATGTTATTGATAAAAGAAAAACTGCACAAAGTGTATGTCCTAATTTTATTCATTCATTAGATGCTAGTGTTTTACAATTAGCTGTAGTGAAAGCTAAAGAAGCAGGTGTTGATAACTTTAGTATGATACATGACAGTTTCGGTTGCACTGCACCTGACAATAGGATTATGGCTAATGCTATAAGAGATGCTTTCTGTGAAATATATAAACAAGATGTTTTATTGAATTTTGCAAATGAAATGAAAGCTATGTTATCAGAAAAAAATCTAAAGAAATTTCCAACAATACCTACAAAGGGTAACTTGGATTTAGACCTAGTAAGAAAATCTGTATTTTTCTGTATATGATTTGTTTTATCCTAATATATGCACTACTGCATATAAAGTTCCACTTATAGCTAACTGAACTCCCATATTCCTTTCTAGTTGTTCAGTTGGCTACTCAACTAAAAAGGAGAAATCTATGAGTGATATAACAACAAAGGTAAGTGTTGCTTCTGAAGCCATTTACCCACACCTTGTAAAACCAGATGTTCGTTTTAATGAACTTGGAGAATACAAGGTAACTTTAAAGGTTAGCAAATCAGACGCTACAGAAATGCTTAAAGGTGTAAACCAAGCAATAGTAGACAGTCTTGCTAAAGCTGAAAAAGATAACAAAGGTAAAAAGGTCAAAGAAGCACCTAAGCCTTATACTGAAGAAGGCGATTTTGTTTTCTTCAAATTAAAAATGAAAGCGTCAGGTGTTAATAGAAAAACACAAGAGAAGTTTTCTCAAAGACCTACGCTATTTGATGCCAAGAAAAATCCATTACCTGCAAATGTAAGTATATGGGGTGGTTCAATAATGAAGTGTGCTTATCAAGAAGTACCTTACTACACACCAATGTTAGGTGCAGGAGTAAGTCTACGATTGAAAGCAGTACAAGTTATCAAACTAGTAGAAGGTAAATCAGACAATAACATCTTCAAAGAAGAAGATGGTTTTGAAAGTAAATCAACAGGAAGCGAGAACTCAAATGCACCAGAAGTACAAGAGAGTTCGGATTTCTAAGACTGTTGAATTAAAAAGTGGTTTAGAAGAAGTAATATACAATTATCTCAAAGACAATAAAGTTCACTTTGTCTATGAGGGTATGAAGATTAAGTTTGAATTACCTACACAGAAAAAATCATATACCCCAGACTTCCCAATAAACGATAGGTTTATTGTGGAAGCGAAGGGTGCTTTTAATTCAGCAGATAGAAAAAAGCACAAACTCATTAAAGAACAACACCCAGAATTAGATATTAGATTTATCTTTTCAAACTCTAAAACAAAAATTGGAAAAAAATCTTTAACTACTTATGGAAAGTGGTGTGACTTATTTAAGTTTAAGTATCACTGCATACAATCAACCAAACAACCATTCCCACAAGAATGGCTTAAAGAAATAAAGGCGAAAAAATAATGCGAGATAATACAACATACATAGTCATTCACTGTAGTCAGACTAGACCATCACAAAAAGATGTTGATGCTAAAATGATTGACAGATGGCACAGAGAAAGAGGGTGGCTAAAGATTGGTTATGGTGGTGTCATCAAGCGTGATGGTACTTATGAACAAGGCAGAGCAGACAATGCAATTCAAGCTCATGTCAAAGGATATAACCATACATCATTTGGATTATGTTTAGTTGGTGGTGCATTAGAAGAAGATTGGCTAAAGCCTGAAGATAACTTTACAGCAGAACAATGGGATAGTTTAAAGAAACAATTAACAAGATTAGTTGAACTATACCCAGACGCAAGAATAGTTGGACATTACGATTTAGATAAACAAAAGACATGTCCTAACTTTGATGTCCAAGAATACTTACTTAACGAAGATATTCCCAATTACAAATTTCAAGACGCATTAACAGATGAAGCTGATTTGAGAGAAATGGAACTTCAAAATGAAGAACCAAATTAAACCAGATGAGAAATTTATTCGTCATGCTCCTTGTAACAACTGCAGTAGCCAAGACAATTTAGCCATCTACGAATTTCATTCGTACTGTTTTGGGTGTTTGCAGTGGACACCTCTTAATGGAGAACAACAATTACCAATACAAACGAAAAGGAAAGAAGTGCTAGATTTAATAGAAGGTTCTGTAAACGCATTACCTAAGAGACAAATAAACTCAGAAACATGCAACAAATTTAATTATGAGACTGGAATATATAATGGCAGGAATTGCCATATATCTAATTACTATGACAAACAGTATAGTTTGGTAGCACAGCATATAAGGTTTGCTGATAAATCTTTTAAATGGTTAGGCGATACAGACAAGATTACTTTGTTTGGTCAAAACCTATGGCGTGATGGTGGTAAATCTATAATCATTACTGAAGGAGAAATAGATGCAATGTCTGTTTCCCAAATTAATAATCATAAATATCCAGTAGTATCAGTTCCATCAGGAGCTAGTTCAGCAAAAAAATATATTAAAAAAGAATTAGAGTGGCTAAGTAAATTTGAAAAAATTGTACTTATGTTTGACAATGATGATGCAGGTAACAAAGCATCAGTTGAATGTGCAAACATCTTACCAGTTAAAAAAGCATACATAGCTAAGTTACCTATGAAAGATGCTAATGATTTATTGGTATCTAATTTAGGTGCTAAAATAATTGATAGTTTTTGGGAAGCAAAAGCATTTAGTCCTGCAGGTATTATAGAAGGTGTAGATACAAAAGACTTATTATTAAAAGATACTTATGTTGAAAGTATTCCTTACCAATGGAATGGATTAAATTCTAAATTAAATGGAATAAGACTTGGCGAACTTAATTTATTATGTGCAGGTTCAGGCACAGGTAAATCACAAGTATGTAGAGAAATTGCTTATCACTTAATTAGTAACAAACATAAAGTTGGTTACATTGCATTAGAAGAAAATGTTAAAAGAAGTATTAGAGGAATAGTTTCTGTTGGTTTAAATAAACTAATACATATTCCTGAAGTTAGAAAAACTATACCTGATGAAGATATAGTTAATGAGTGGAATAAAATAAAAGATTACATAACCCTGTACGACCACTGGGGTAGTCATTCCACAGATGATTTATTAAATAAAATTCGTTACATGGTAAAAGGTTTAGACTGCAAAGTTATATTCCTAGACCATATCTCTATTGTTATTTCAGGATTAGCTGAAGGAGATGAAAGAAGATTAATAGATAATACAATGACACAACTAAGACAATTAGTTGAAGAACTAAATTGTGCAATGTTTGTTGTATCACATCTTAAAAGACCTGAAGGTAAATTTGGACATGAAGAAGGTACACAAACTTCTTTATCACATTTGAGAGGTTCACATTCTTTAGCTCAATTATCAGATGCAGTATTAGGTTTTGAAAGAAACCAACAGTCTGCTGATGAAGGCAATGTAATGGTATGTCGTGTACTTAAAAATAGATTTAGTGGAGATACAGGAATTGCATCAACATTAATTTATAACAAAGATACAGGTCGTTTGTCAGAAGGAGATTTTGATGAATGAAAAAATATTAACTAAATTTATTCTAGCTTTCTTAATTGATAAGCCAGATTATTTACAATTATCACAACACCAACAACAATTAGTTTTTGAAACATCAAAGACAATTATGGTGGCAATTTATAATGCGATTAAATACGACAATGTTTATCCAGTTATAATGTGTGGGGACACTGAAGCTAAAAAATTAATATCAAAAGCTATTCAAAGTGTTTCACACATCTTACCAAGCACAGAAAAAATTACAGTTACACAAATTCACTAATGAAACTTAAAATGAAACTAATACTAGATATTGAAACCAATGGTTTCTTGGACAGCTTAGACAAAATTCATTGTATGGTCTTTAGAGATGTAGATACTAAAAAAGTATATTCCTATAATCCTGACCAAATCAATGAGGGTCTAGAGTTACTAAAGAAAGCAGATATGATTATAGGTCATTCTATAATGGGGTTTGATTTACCTGCTATAGAAAAGGTAACAGGCTATAAATACAAAGGAGAAGTATTAGATACTTTACTTTGTTCTAGGCTTATTTGGTCTAATATGACTGAAATAGACTACACAAAGAAGAACCTTCCACCAAAACTTATAGGTAAACATTCAATAGAAAGTTGGGGTTACAGACTAGCTTTGCGTAAAGGAGACTTTGCAGAAACAGCTTCATTTGATGTTTGGACACAGGATATGCAGGATTACTGTGAAAGAGATGTAGA